GGTAATTATGCGTAAAGTTTGTGCAGCCATTTTGTCCGCAGCCATCTGTCTGTCCGTATCCGGTGCGCCTGCATGGGCGTCTGAACATCAGTCCACACTGAGCGCGGGGTATCTTCATGCCCGTACGAACGCTCCCGGCAGCGATAATCTGAACGGGATTAACGTGAAATACCGTTATGAGTTTACGGACGCGCTGGGGCTGATTACGTCCTTCAGTTATGCCAATGCTGAGGATGAGCAAAAAACGCACTACAGCGATACCCGCTGGCATGAAGATTCCGTGCGTAACCGCTGGTTCAGCGTGATGGCGGGGCCGTCTGTACGCGTGAATGAATGGTTCAGCGCGTATGCGATGGTGGGTGTGGCTTACAGCCGTGTGTCGACTTTCTCCGGGGATTATCTCCGCGTAACTGACAACAAGGGGAAAACGCACGACGTGCTGACCGGAAGTGATGACGGTCGCCACAGCAACACGTCTCTGGCGTGGGGGGCTGGCGTGCAGTTTAACCCGACCGAATACGTGACCATTGACCTTGCTTATGAAGGTTCCGGTAGTGGCGACTGGCGAACGGATGCATTTATTGTTGGTATCGGATACCGTTTCTGACAACAGACGCCGATTTATCTTCTGTAAATATTGTTATGATACGCAGGTTCATCCACCTTATGGGGTGAACTGCGTTTGAGGAAACGTAAAGTTACACTGTCCTGAAGCCCGTGGCGTCACTGCTGCGGGCTTTTTTTATTGGTGGAAAAGTATGACAGTAAAAATTTCTGGCGTGCTTAAAGATGGCACAGGAAAACCAGTACAGAACTGCACCATTGTGCTGAAGGCCAGACGAACCAGCAGCACGGTGGTGGTGAACACAGTGGCCTCAGAAAACCCGGATGAAGCCGGGCGTTATACAATGGACGTCGAGTATGGTCAGTACAGCGTCAGTCTGTTGGTGGAGGGATTCCCGCCGTCACACGCCGGGACCATCACCGTGTATGAAGACTCACAACCGGGTACGCTGAATGATTTTCTCGGTGCCATGACGGAGGATGATGCCCGTCCGGAGGCACTGCGCCGTTTTGAAGTGATGGTGGAAGAGGTGGCGCGTAACGCGTCCGCAGTGGCACAGAACACGGCAGCCGCGAAGAAGTCAGCCGGCGATGCCAGCACATCAGCCCGTGAGGCGGCAACCCATGCGACTGATGCTGCAGGCTCAGCACGTGCAGCCAGCACGTCAGCCGGACAGGCCGCGTCGTCGGCTCAGTCAGCGTCTTCCAGCGCAGGAACGGCATCAATAAAGGCCACTGAAGCCTCAAAAAGTGCTGCTGCTGCAGAGTCATCAAAAAGCGCGGCAGCTACCAGCGCCAGTGCCGCGAAAACGTCAGAAACGAATGCCGCAGCATCACAAAAATCGGCAGCCACTTCTGCATCCACAGCGACCACGAAGGCGTCAGAAGCTGCCACCTCGGCACGGGGTGCGGCGGCCTCAAAAGAGGCAGCGAAATCTTCAGAAACGAATGCATCCTCGAGCGCCAGCAGCGCAGCTTCCTCGGCAACGGCGACAGCAAATTCTGCGAAGGCGGCAAAAACGTCCGAGACGAACGCTAAGTCTTCTGAGACGGCAGCGGAACAGAGCGCCTCAGCTGCGGCAGGTTCAAAAACAGCGGCTGCATTATCTGCCAGTGCCGCGTCAACAAGTGCCGGGCAGGCCTCAGCCAGTGCCACCGCTGCCGGAAAGTCGGCAGAAAGTGCCGCCTCGTCTGCTTCAACAGCCACAACGAAGGCTGGCGAAGCCACTGAACAGGCCAGTGCAGCAGCGAGGTCTGCTTCCGCAGCGAAGACATCCGAGACGAACGCGAAAGCGTCGGAAACCAGCGCAGAATCCTCAAAAACGGCTGCCGCATCGTCCGCTAGTTCGGCGGCGTCATCGGCATCATCGGCGTCAGCTTCAAAAGATGAGGCGACCAGACAGGCGTCAGCAGCGAAGGGCAGCGCCACGACAGCATCCACGAAGGCGACAGAGGCAACTGGCAGTGCGACGGCGGCAGCACAGAGCAAAAGTACGGCGGAATCCGCGGCAACGCGCGCCGAGACAGCGGCAAAACGGGCAGAGGATATTGCATCCGCCGTGGCGCTTGAGGATGCAAGTACGACGAAAAAGGGGATAGTACAGCTCAGCAGTGCAACCAACAGCACATCTGAAACGCTTGCCGCGACACCGAAGGCAGTTAAAGCAGCGAATGACAATGCGAATGGCAGGGTACCATCTAACCGAAAAGTTAACGGGAAAGCACTGACTGCGGATATAACATTAACACCGAAAGATATTGGCACTTTAAATTCAGTAACGATCTCTTTCTCTGGCGGGGCAGGGTGGTTCAAACTGGCAACGGTTACCATGCCACAAGCGAGTTCCATCGTTTACATCGCATTGATTGGTGGCGCTGGTTACAACGTCGGCTCCCCACAGCAGGCAGGCATTTCAGAACTGGTTCTACGAGCAGGCAATGGAAAGCCCAAAGGGATTACCGGAGCTTTGTGGAAGCGTACAGCCGTCGGATTAACGAATTTCGCCTGGATCAACACATCCGGCGATACATATGATATTTACGTTGAGATTGGCAATTATGCGACGAGTGTAAATATCCATTGGGATTGTACTACAAATGCGTCAGTTTCTATTTATACCTCGCCAACATATTCAGCGAGTAAGCCTTCCAGCGTTACCGGTGGTGTTGTTTATACGATGTATAGCTCACATCAGAAACCTACACCATCAGATATTGGAGCGCTGCCAACGACTGGAGGGACTATTTCAGGTCCGTTGTCTGTTACTGATGGGATCACCGGGGCACTGAAGGGGAACGCCGATACCGCGACGAAACTTGCGGCAGTCCCAAAAATTAACGGTGTTAAGTTTGATGGCTCGGCGGATATTAACCTCACGCCGGAAAATATTGGTGCATTTGCCCGACGTTCGACGGGGGCTTATGCGGATTCGGATGGAGCCGTTCCCTGGAATGCCGAATCAGGCGCTTACAATGTCACCCGCTCTGGCGACAGCTATATTCTGGTTAACTTCTATACCGGAGTCGGAAGTTGCCGGACCCTGCAGATGAAGGCGCATTACAGAAATCGTGGTCTGTTCTACCGTTCTTCAAGAGACGGTTATGGTTTTGAGGAAGACTGGGCAGAAGTTTATACCTCGAAAAATCTTCCACCAGAAAGCTACCCAGTCGGCGCACCAATCCCGTGGCCATCAGATACCGTTCCGTCTGGTTATGCCCTGATGCAGGGGCAGACTTTTGACAAATCTGCTTACCCGAAACTTGCAGCTGCTTATCCGTCAGGCGTGATCCCTGATATGCGTGGCTGGACGATTAAGGGCAAACCTGCCAGTGGTCGAGCCGTATTATCTCAGGAACAGGACGGCATTAAATCGCACACCCACAGCGCCAGTGCATCCAGTACGGATTTGGGGACGAAAACCACGTCGTCGTTTGATTATGGTACTAAGTCTTCAAATGCCACTGGTGACCATAACCACAGCCGAGGCACTATGGAAATTACCGGTACTCTGGGTTACTTCAGAAGTGATAGCGGTAATTTCTATACAGCAAGTGGAGCATTTACACTGGGTGGCTCTGCGCCAGCCCATGGATTTACGGGCTCTCAATTTACTTATGGTGTTCCTGTAAACTTTAACGCTTCCAGAACCTGGTCTGGTGCCACAAGCACTACAGGTAACCATGCGCACTCTGTTCCAATTGGTGCTCATGCGCACTCCGTTGCGATTGGTTCACATGGACACACCATCACCGTTAACGCTGCTGGTAACGCGGAAAACACCGTCAAAAACATCGCATTTAACTATATTGTGAGGCTTGCATAATGGCATTCAGAATGAGTGAACAACCACGGACCATAAAAATTTATAATCTGCTGGCCGGAACTAATGAATTTATTGGTGAAGGTGATGCATATATTCCGCCTCATACAGGTCTGCCAGCAAACAGTACCGATATTGCACCGCCAGATATTCCGGCTGGCTTCGTGGCTGTTTTCAACAGTGATGAGTCATCGTGGCATCTCGTTGAAGATCATCGGGGTAAAACGGTTTATGACGTGGCTTCCGGCAACGCGTTATTTATTTCTGAACTCGGTCCGTTACCGGAAAATGTTACCTGGTTATCGCCGGAAGGGGAGTTTCAGAAGTGGAACGGCACAGCCTGGGTGAAGGATACGGAAGCAGAAAAACTGTTCCGGATCCGGGAGGCGGAAGAAACAAAAAACAACCTGATGCAGGTAGCCAGTGAGCATATTGCGCCGCTTCAGGATGCTGCAGATCTGGAAATTGCAACGGAGGAAGAAACCTCATTGCTGGAAGCCTGGAAAAAGTATCGGGTATTGCTGAACCGTGTTGATACATCAACAGCACCTGATATTGAGTGGCCTGCAAATCCTGTCAGGGAGTAATCATTGGGATTATGCCGCAGCACGTCTTAAGCAAGAACGTGCTGCGGTTGGATGCTATTTTTTCCCTGAAGCGGAAAACATTACTACAGTACCTTGAACCTTGGTTTTAACATTCTCGAAATGCTCTGAGAGTATATGTGTTAAGCCTTCTTCGGAATCTTTTGTGTTTGAAAAGATGCCTTTCTGATTGTAAATGCGCATCAGTTTTTGACCGAAGCTATTGTGCACAACTCCATCGCCAAGAATTGTGGCTCCGTATAGAGTTCCATCGTCAGTTAAGGCCTGCGCCGCATTGCGTATTACACAGCTTTTTGTAGATATATTTCCAGGCAGGCAGTGAAGAAGGTAAAACATGGAAATGGAATCAAATTGACCATGTAACGCCGCGGGATAAGGTTCAAAAACATCATGGCTAATTTTATGTTTAATTTTTGATTCCCCAGCCCTTGTAGATGCCGCGTTCAGGCTAGCTTCGTTCAAATCCATTAAAGATATCAGACTACTCTCAGGTACGTGAGTAAGGTAAAACCCAGTTCCAACACCAATATCCAGATGGTTGTTACCTACATGTTCCAGAAAGTGTGGAAGAAGGTGTTCCTTTGTAGGACATCCCCATGCAAGCCGATTTGATACTCCCAAAACCCACCAGTCATAAAGCTTTAGGGTAAGTGGTGTGTAAATTTTAGCCCCATCATCTGTGTTTTTTTTCATTGATTTCACCATGTTATAGTTTTATTTGTGAATTAAATCAATTATGGCGATGAATTACAAGGGGTTAAATGCTGCCGCAGCATAGCGATATTGAAATAGCCTGGTATGCTTCGATACAGCAGGAGCCGAATGGCTGGAAGACCGTCACCACACAGTTCTACATCCAGGAATTCAGTGAGTATATTGCGCCACTGCAGGATGCTGTAGATCTGGAAATCGCAACGGAGGAAGAAAGATCGTTTCTGGAGGCATGGAATAAATATCGGGTATTGTTGAATCGTGTTGATACATCAACTGCACCTGATATTGAGTGGCCTGCAAATCCTGTCAGGGAGTAATCATTGGGATTATGCCGCAGACACGTCGTATGCAGGAACGTGCTGCGGTTAGTTTGTGAGCTTTCGATAGTGGTTGTTATTTTTGCCCTTATTTGTTCCGGAGGCCATGGTTCAATGGTCCGTCTGCCCCCTGTGGTGATGTCAGCAAAATCAGCCACTGCGCGAACCACAATAGCCCGGGAAGATGCTGAAGATCACCAGGTAAAGCTGTCAGCGCAGAAACTGGAAGAACTGCTCGCATCAATGGTTAAGGATGAGGTTGATCGCAATGATGGGATTTATTGACGTCAGCGAGAGCAGAAGGAAGAACTGAATAACCTGAATGATTTACGCTCAATCAGAGCGATGATGATTGGCAGTAATTAGCGGTCAATTTCGGTTTTTTTGGCTGTGCGCTCCCCGCCCAGCATTGCGCGTCAATTAGCCCCAAAAAAACGAAAAAGTTACAATCAAGTAAAAAATTCCTTCTGCAAAACTAAAAAAGATTTCAATAAAATCAGACAGTTAAAAACATAAAAAAAAGTACAAAAAAACATCTCAAAGTCTTGTTTTTTGCTTCAAATACAATTGGTTATTGTGTTTTTTGAAACCTACCAGTGTGGTACATGGATATTGATACCACTGCCAATTATAAACTGGGCGGTGCACAGCAACACGATAGCGTACGCCTTGATCCGTGGGTGTTTATGTTCTCAGCAGGATATCGTTTTTAATTCCGCACAAAAACGACCCCGTAATATACGGGGTC